GATATGTGCGCCTGCACAGTTACAACCCCATCAAAGTTGACCGTGATGCTGTCACTGGCCAAAGTGTAGTCCGAGTCTGTTGCGTCGTTTGTTCCGCCGAACGGGATGTTTGCGGCAGTGGCTGGGTTGATGTTAGTCGATGTGTCAGTGTTGCGAACTTGACAAAAGCTGAACACGCTGCCCGCCGCCCAAGCCGGGATGCCGCCCGCAACTTTCAGTATTTGGCCTGTTGATCCAATTGGCAACCGCACAAATTGACCACCTGCACTTCGGTAGTAAGTGTCGCCCGTTGCGTCCGATGTGACGTTGATCGCCGGGCTTGTCAGCGTCTTGTTCGTCAGAGTCTGTGTGGTCGCTGACAAAAGCGTATCGAGCGCAGACACCAAAAAGTTTACCGTCTCTCCGCCCGGATCGTTCCCAGTGTCCGAAATATCGGTGCCAAGCAGCTTGTCGCCTGCCGCTGGCGTGGCGTTGGGGTATGTGTTGATTTTCGCCATGGCTCAGGCGATGCGAATAATGGCGTCTGTTGCATTCGCCGTCGGGAACACAATCGTGAAGTCCCCCCCGGTGGACGTGCGGTCGTTCCCGAAATCCAGCACAGCCACAACCGGGTTGGTGTACGTGTGGGTCGGGGTCGTGTTGTAGATCAGAGCCCCGCGCGCCGTGATGGTCGCCGTGGTGAACGTCAGGTCAGCAAAGTCAGTGAACGCCGTCGTGCCCGTGGCTGTCGGGTTCACGCGGGTCAAGGTGCCACCGCCCGCGGTATAGGAACCAGAAGCCCCAACCTCGTTGGTCGCCGTGTACGCCGTGGTCGCCGCTGTGAACGACGCGCTGTTGGTGTACATGGCCAACTTGAACGTGTCCCCGCCCGAGTTGCGGAAGTCGTGCACCCCTTCTAGCAGTTGCTGCTTGAAGCTGGTAGCCATGAAGTTGCCGGTAAACGCCATTTCAAAGTCTCCTGATAAGGTCTGCGAGTTCTGGATGCCCCGCATCCTTCAGCGCAGCATACACGGTTGTGCGGTCTGACGCGATAGCTTCTCTCAGGTAGCGCGCCACCACACTGCCGACCTCCCGCTTGTAGGCACGGGCTTGGTCCCGGATCTCCGGGGGCGCTGTGTCCGCGACGGATACGATCTTGTCCGCGCACCGCGCAGCGATCTCTTCAGGGGTAGCCCCTCGACCCGACGTTGTGTGCACCATCACCCGGGGTGACGCCATCGTTCCTGCGTTCATTCGACCCTCATATCCCCATCGCGGTAGCTGTCGCGCTTGCTCCGCACATCAATGATCCCCAGCTGGGCAAGGGCCTCGTCGTATCGGCCCTTGTAGACCGCCATCATGTCCGCGTCGCCCTTCATGAAGCTATACGCCTCGATCAGCGCGCCGTAGAGCAGCGCCGGAGCCGCGTTCTCGCCAAGCCATGACGTGCCCGCGTCCACTATAGATGCGGGGTCACGGTAATACTGCATCTCGACTTCGTAGTCCGCGTCGGGCGTGGGCCCCACCAAGAAGTACCCGGAGGGAGAGGCCGTATTGTCCCCGACGAACTGGGAATAGTATTTTGGCAGCCCTGTCACCGCCGGGTTGGGGTAGGCCTCCCGCATGAAGTTCATGTCCTTGTCGAGCAGGTAGGTGTAGACCCCTGCGGCGTTGATCACAGCCACAGAAAAGGCGGACAGGAAGTCGGTAGGGCGCGCGAGGTAGCGATTGCCAGACGTCAATGACCCTGAAGAATTGGCGCGGAACTCCGGGATGAGGACTGAGCGATAGATGCGGCTTTCGGCTTGCCGAACAAACGTGGGAATGCTCGAAACGAAAGTCGCCTCGAAGTTCTCCGTGTATTCTTGGATCGCCAGCAGCAGCTCTGCATAGGTCATGGCTTACCCGTTCTTGGTGAACTTGCCGCCCTTGGTGGCAGCGCCCATCCCACGAGAAGTGCCACCCGTCGAGGGTTTGGCAGTGGCCTTTGGGGTATCTGATTTTTTCATGGCGCGTCCTCGGTGTTTACAGTTACGGCTCCCACAGAGCCTACCATATATTGAGCAGGATTCCACACAGGATTCCAACCCCACAGCGCGTTTGCTGCAGCTTGTGACGTATCAGGGCGCGGATCGAAGAGCGACCGGGGGTCGTCCACCTTGAGCCGGCCTACGAAGTTCTGCGGGTGGTCGGGGTCGACCATGTCCTTCCCGATGCGAAAACCAGTCCGATGTCCGTCGCTAACCTCGTACACAAGATCCCTCAGAGGATACCTGAACCCCGTCCGGTCGCAGAACCCAAACGCTTTGGTTGCGCGTGCGTAGGTCATCAGAACCCCCTGCCGCCCGTGGGCACGAACCTGACGGATGCACGATCCCGGTCCTCCCCGGCCGCGCGGTCAAACTGCGCCTCATACTCTGCTTGGAGCCGGGGGATACGCCCTTCTGCCTGCGGCCGCTTGCCCGCGATGTAATAAGCGAGGCCCGCCACGAGGGCGGGCACAAAGCGAGGTGGGATGGACGTGACGTCGCCCCCGAGGCCTGATGCCAAGCCTTCGATGTACTTGAGCCGGTAGTAAACGAGGGTGTAGGCCTGCGTGCTGTCTGGCACGGGCCAGAGCGTCACCGTCGTGCCAGTGGCCCCGCGGTTCACGTAGATCTGGGTGGGGCGCGCGACCATCGCCTTGTTGGACTGCTGGGCATAGGTTGACACGCTGATCCGCTCCAAGAACGTATCTTGCTGCCCGGTACGCAGCTGGTGTTCAATCAGGTCTATCGTGTCCACAGGCATCTCGTATGACGCAGTGCCCGCGGTGAGGGGGATCGTGCCCGCCTCGATGGTAAAAAGGTTCAGGCCCCGGTTGGCCCACTCCAGCGACAGCAGGTTCAGGCTGCGCCGAATAGTCTTCAAGTCGTAGCCTGAACGCATCTCGAGGCCAGCCCGCTCGAAGGCTTCCTCGAAGAGTTCTGAGAGGTCAGGTACGATGGCGGCCATGGTCAGTCCCTAAACTTCGCGGTCTTCTTCGCGATCTTCTTCGGCTGCTTCACGAACTGCTTGCCCTTGGCAGTGCCCGCGCGCTTCGCCTTCGTGGTGGCACTGTACTCTTTGGCAGACAGAGATTCACGCGCTTTCTTCGGCAGGTATCTTTCACCTGTGGCCTTGGCCCCTTGCGTCGAGGGTTTGCCGCTCTTGGTCCCCCAATCCTCCTTGCCCCAGCTCTTCAGGCTCTTCTGCGGCTTCTTCACGAGGAATAGCCCCCGCCGGCCGCCTTGTATCGCTTGGCCAGCATCTGGGCTTTTCTGGCGCTCCATTGCCCCGGCGCACCACCTTTGCCTCCAGCCTTGATCGTGCCAAACAAACGTTTCCGCATGGCGGGCTTGGTATAGTTTCCGGCCTCGTTGACCTTGGATTTTGCGGGGGTCTTCGCCATCACTTAGCCTTTTTCTTCGACTTCTTCTTCGCCTTTTTCTTCTCGATCATTGCGAGGAAGCGGTCCTTGCCAGACATCTTGCTCTCGTCGGCCTTCTTGGTGGGCTTCTTCATCGCATGGCCCCCCGGGTCTTGCCCTTGACGCAGACGCCGTCGCCACGGGCCTTGCCACCCTTGGCCATCTTCTTGACCTTGCCGCCAGCCTTCATGGGGCTGACAGGCATCATCGGTTGAGCAGGCGTCATCGGCATAGCCATCTGATTGCCCATCATCTGATTGCCCATCATCGCACGGTTCATCATCGGGTATCCCCCATCTAACACTTCCACGCCCTTAAACTTTTATTCACCCGGCTGTTCGGGTCAGCAGCCGTCTTCTTCGAGGTCAGCTTCTTCTTTAACCCCGTCATTCTGGCACAGAAGCTCTTCTTGCGAGCGCCTCCTTTTGGCTGTGGGGCCTTCAACCCCGGCTTCCCGGGATTGGCCTTGTTGTATGAGGCCCGCCCCTTGGCGTTCAGCCCGCCTTTGGCGCTCTTGCCTTCAGACCTTTGCCATGCCGGAGACTTGGCCATCAGGCGTAATAGATTGTTGCAGAGGTGATATTGGTCGCCACGGACACAAACGGGTCGCCCGCAGAGAGAATACCCTCGTCAGGGATGTTTGCGATGTGCGTAGAGTCCGCAACAAAGTCCAAGTCCAAAAGGACTTCGCCCCCGTTACCGCTTGTGATCGTCAAGCGGCCCGCGGTGCCCCCGGTCGTTACGTGGACCTGACGAAGCCGGGCCCGGCCGACGACAAGCGCGCCAGTGCCAGTGACGCGCTTCATCTTGATGTCTGAGGACATGACTTACTCCTTGGCTTTCTTGGCAGCCTTCTTGGCGGCGGGCTTCTTGGCAGGAACGGCTTCGGGCTCGGAAACTGCTCCGCGGGCCTTCAGTTCCTCGGCGGACGGAGCCGCCCAGACAATAGCTTTTTTCATGGGGGCTGTCCTTATGATGCTGCGATGGTTGCGCCGGTATCGGAGCGCTTCCAGTTTGTGCCGTCAGAAAAGGCGAGGATCGCTGCACCGGCTGCGCCGTTGGACACATAAATGAGCGTGCCTGCACCGGCGGTGGCGGCGGAAGGCGCGGCGGCCACAGTGTATGTGGGGAGCTTGATAGCCCCAATAACGTCCCCGGCGAAGCCGTTGGTCGCATTGACGGGGCCTGAGAAGGTAGTCGTACCCATGATGATCTCCTGTCTGGGTTAGGTCAGCGGCACAATGCACGCTGTCAGGGATAGCCTTGAGGATACACTACCTCTTGACAAAAGAAAAGGCCCGCCGAAGCGGGCCTAATCATCTGATAACGCTTGATATTGCTATCAGGCTCCCGGCGAGGCGTAGATGCCCAAGGGATCTGAGCACCCGAAAGAATATCTTTCGCGTGCTTTATAACGGACGTTCCCGGTGTCGAAGTCGCCGTCCATTGCAGTCGTCATCGCCGCCCGAACAAAGTGTTTCATCCCGTTCGGCACGTCAGTTGTAAGGAACCACGCATCTGCATCAGTCAGGTAATGGTTGACGCGGTAGCCTTCAGGGATCGAGCCGTTGGTCTTCAAGGCGTTCAGATCGTTGTCAGCAGTGCCGACACGCAAGTCCGTCTGCAGCAGACGGGTTGCAACGAACATGAGGCCGGGCGGGATAATCAGCTTGCGAGGCATTGCAGCGATCAGCAGGCCACGCTCATCCACGTACCCCGCAATGTCGATCACAGCTTGCTCGAGAGCCGTCTCGTTCAGATCGACCGCAACGCTGGGCCGGTTGGAGTTGGTCACGCCCGACACCGTCGGATGGGCCGTTGAGAACAAGGCAACCCCGTCCCCGGTCAGGAACGTGGTGAAGCCCGTATTCAGCAGTGACGCTGCCTTGACCTGCTTGGTATAGGCCATGCCGCGAGCGAGCGCCTTGGTGTACCGGCTGGACAGGGAGTCGTAAAGGTTGTCTTCCATCGCTTCTTCGGTGATGGCAAAACCCATTGCCACCGTCTCATGAACGTAACGTGCAACATAGGACTCTTGCGCGTTGTCATAGGACAGTGACTGTCCTTCGCTCTTGACGGGGGCTGCGCCGAAGCCCGACAACTTCAGCTCTTCTTCGTACGACCGCTCGGAGTTCTCGGTCTCGTAGATCTCCGAATGCTCATCTTCATACTTCGCATATTCCAGACCGAACAGCGCGTTCAGTCCGGGGAGAAGCTCTTTGAGGGCCTGTGCCCGTGAAATTGCCATGGTCAGTCCTCCTCAAAGGCCAACAGCGTTGGTCATGCTGTGGTAGCCGGGGTTAAACTTGACCAGAACA